GACTTTTCTTGAGCAACGGCACGGCCTTGAGTGGCCTTTGACGAAGGAGCGGGCGGCGGAAAAGCTGCGCACGGTCCTGAAAATACAATCCAGAAAAGAACTGAACGAAAACAGTGCTGCGGCTGAACGATGGCGGGATCTGCGTGCTGCTTTCGAAGCATGGCTAAGGGTGGGACAATGAGTATTGCCGTCATGTCACGGATATTCAAAAAACAGTTAGGCTCATCAAGCCGGAAGATGCTTGCGGTTCGTCTGGCTGACTTTGCGGACGATAACGGGCGCGGCATTTGGCCGTCTGTAGGCAAATTGGCGCGTGAAACCGATATGTCGGAACGCACAGTGCAGCGTCTTTTGCGCGATTTTGTTGATGAAAACCTGCTTATTGTTGTCTCGACAGCAAGCGGGCGTCCGGGTGAAACGACCCGATATAACTTCAACATGAACGTGCTTCACGGTCTGCCGGACACTGATATTGCTGCCGACGGGTGTCATGGTGTCACCGGTGACACGGTGTCACCCGTGACAACGGCGGCTGAGACGGGTGACATTGACGACGCCGACGGGTGTCATGGTGTCACCCGAACCGTCATAGAACCATCAGATAAACCATCATCTGAGAGAGAGCGCGAGAGCGAGCAGGAAAGCAGGGAAAACCGGAAGGCCATTGAGCGTGCATTCAAAAAGGCTTTCCACGCTTGGCCGACTGCGGTCACGGATAGCGAGCCTGACGCGTTCCGGGTCTGGAATACGCTCTCGCCGGAAGATCGCTTAGCTGCTTCGGATAGTGCGGCTCGTTACGTCGAGGCCGCAAAGGCCATTGGACGCAAGGTTGTTTGCTCCTATGCGGTCTATCTTCGAGAAAAGCGTTGGGAAAAGCTGCCAGCGAAAGCGCCGGTCGAACAAACGGGTTCGGTGCCAGCGCCGCAACTAGGCAAGATTTGGGGCGCACGCGTCTATGAGCTTTTGCTGAATGGCCCAACGCAGGCTGTCTCACTGAATGCATTTGAGCGGGACCTCGCAGATAGCGGACGCTTTACGGCTGAGGCCCTTCTTCGCGAAAAGCAGGCACGGCAAGGTTTCCCGGCTGTGAATGAATTATTCGAACGTGCTGCGAACCGTCGCGGTGCGCTTGTCCCTGTTCGCTTGCAGGCAATCAAGGATCTTCTCGTGCAGGTTCGCATCGGTAGCGATGAATGGACGGCTTGGCAGGCTTTTCACCTTGAGCGCGGGTGGCCTTGGTTGCCTGACACGGGAAATGCCGAATGGGCTTATTTCCCGGCAGGTGGGCCGGAAGGATTGAACGGGTTCGAGATTGCTTTGAGGGGATTGGGTGATGATGATGGCAGATAAGCGTTTGATTGATCAGGCAGCGCATATCGACCTGTCGCGATGCTATGCAAAGCTCGATAAGTCCATTGAAGAAAGAAAACGCAGACGTATTGAAAATGCCAAGGCGGCGATTCGGGCCGGTGATGATTCTCCTTGGCTGGTGCTGAAAGTGATGACTGGCCGTGAAATCGCTGTGGGTAACGCTCTATTGGATGCTGATATCGAAACACTTGTCCCCATGAAATTGGGCAAGGAAATACGCAAGCGTCATCGTGTTATCCCACCTAGAAAAGAACCGATTTTCATTGGTTACATCTTCGCCCGCTGCATCATTTCAAATGACACCATGGCTGCATTATTGAGCTTTGAGTATGTCGCTGGCATACTTGGAGGTTATGAAAATCCTCACCTCGTTTCAGCCGATAAGGTATTGTCTTTCAACGAGAAAGCAGAGAGCGGTCATTTTGATCATGAGGTGCCCCAAGCTGTATTCAAGCGAGGTATGAAAGTTCATATTCGTGATGGGATATTTGCCGGGCGCAATGGAGAGATTGTTTCAGGCGGTCACGATGGAAAGGGTAACGCGGTGGTTGATATCGATTTCTTTGGAAGATCGACGCCAGCAATTATGCCTCTTGCAATCCTCGAACCTTTGTGAGCGTATTCTGCTCACGGATAATCCGATGATCCTGTAGTGAGCCTCTGAGAACGCCTAGACAGCGGGAACGAAAGTTCTGAGGTTGGTACGCCGGTCGGACCCCGCCCTGACAGTCTCAAACTTGAGACACCGATTCAGGGCCAGTGCGTAAGCTATGTCTACCAATCACCGATACCATTGAGCGCCCCTGAGGCGCTCTTTCCATTTTCTATAGAGGCTGCTCATGGCAACGATAACGGCGCACTGGGCTGACAAGCACCTGTCACTGTTTGGTAGCAGGCTTAACCAGCTGAACACACGCTTTCCTAAAGTGCTGCCACGTATCGTCAATCAGGTTGGCAACAGGGCGAAGACGCAAGTTATTCGTGCGCTGACGAAACAGACCGGCTTGCAGCGTAAGACAATCGTCAAAGCAATTGGCGATCCCGGTGTCGCAAGACCCGGCAAGCTTTCTTACGATATGGTCACGCGAGGCGGTAACATTCGCCTGAAATACCTGTCGCCGAAGGAAACCCGCAAGGGTGTCTCGGCCAAGCCATTCGGACAGCGCAAGGTTTTTGCGGGGTCGTTTATGAAGGGTGGCAAGTTTCCGAACCGACAGGATGTGCCAAAGTTTTACGGACACGTCTTTCACCGGCTTAACAAGTCAGGCAGTCGTATTAGCTACACCCGGTCGGATGTGTTTATCCCAGTGGAAATGACCAAGGGATCAACCAAGGCTGCATTCGAACGTATGGCAGCGCCATTGCTTCAAGAGCGTGTCGACGCAGCGATCAAGAAGTTGCTGCCATAGGCTGCCGATCAGGGCAGGGCACCCGACCGACCCGGTCAACCCTTCGACCCCTGACCCCACCCCCTCCATTGGGTCCTTTCCCCGGTCTGTGACCGGAGCGGGTGAGCGCGACTGCGGGATTTCGCCCTGTGTGAAATATCATAGGGGGATTCCCCCGCCATTTGGATGGAATCGGAATCAGATGGCTAAAGGCTATTCGGACGAGCTGCGGCAGCAAGTGATTGACTTCATCAATGAGGGCAACACAGTTAGGCAGGCGGCGGAGAAATTCGGCGTAAGCCCCAGTTTCGCAGCGAAAACACACAAAAAGCATGTCGACCAACCCGAAGCGCAGCTGTTTACGGAAGTTCAGCAGCCGCAAGAGGATGAAATGCCGGTCGACGACGGTAGCGTCACAGCGCTGGACCTCGCTGATGTGATCGGAGTGTCGAAGCGGGCAATCTCTGATTATGCCGAACGTGGAATCATTGTGAAGACAGGGCGGAATCGCTTCGACTTTAGAAAGTCGGTCCAAGGTTACTGCGAGCATATTCGAACAATGGCAGCAGGGCGCGGCGGTGAAAATGTCGACGTGCTGGCAACGGAACGTGCCCGCCTTGCACGTGAGCAAGCCGATCAGGCTGCAATGAAAAATGCCGCGATGCGCAAGGAACTGATCACGGTCGCAGAAGTGCGGCACGAATGGGTGTCCATCGCACGGCGTATTCGAAACATGGTCATGTCGGTTCCTTCTCGATGCCGACAGATGTTGCCGCACCTCACAACTTACGATGTCGACCTGATCGATACAGAAATTCGAGCAGCGTTAGCGGAGCTTGGTGAAAAGGACGATGACGGTAGCGCTGACGATATTACGGCGGGCAGTTTGGGAGGGGCTAACACCTCCGCCGAAACTGAAGCTGTCGGACTGGATCGAGAAAACGGTTTACCTTCCTGAAGGTGTTTCATCGCTTACGGGTCGGGTGCGTCTATGGCCTCCGCAGCGAGAGATTGCAGACACCATCGGTGATACCGCAATTGAAAGGGTGACACTGGTAAAGCCTGTTCGCGTCGGTTTCACCACGCTGCTCACCAGTGCCATGGCAAGTTTCTGTTCGAACGATCCATCGCCAATCCTGTCCCTGTTGCCAACAGAGGCTGACTGCCGCGACTATATGGTTTCGGACGTTGAGCCGATCTTTGATGCGTCACCGGATCTGCAAGGTCTGCTGACTGGTGATGTTGATGAAGGCGGGCGCAACACACTGTTGTCCCGTCGCTTTCCGGGTGGTTTTCTCAAAGTCATCGCAGCTAAGGCACCCCGTAACCTTCGCCGTCACAATGTTCGCATTCTGTTTATCGATGAAGCGGACGGCATGACGGCAACGAAGGAAGGTTCGCCCATTCTTCTCGCCGAACGTCGAACACTCTCATTTGCTGATCGTAAGATCGTTATGGGGTCGACGCCGGTCTATGAAGAAACCAGCCACGTGCTGCAAGCCTACAAGGATTCGGATCAGCGCATTTACGAGGTACCTTGCCCTGAATGCGGGCACTTCCACGAGATACAATGGTCTGACATTCACTGGCCGGAAGGTGAACCCGAAAAGACTTATTATGTCTGCCGGGAATGCGGTTCCGTAATCGACGAACGGCATAAGCCGGGTATGGTCACGAATGGCCGGTGGCGAGCACTTAAGCCCGAAGTCAAAGACCATGCCGGGTTTCGGATGAATGCCCTGATTTCGCTTCTGCCAAATGCATCATGGGGGCGGCTGGCTAAGGAGTTTGTGAGCGCGAAGAATGATCCTTCGAAGCTACAGACCTTCATCAACACGATCCTCGCGCAAGGCTGGAAGGAAAACACCGACGAGCTGGATGATATTGAGCTTGCAAGCCGTGCCGAAGATTTCAGTCTTGTTGCGGAAGCGCCAGAGGATGAGAGCGAAACGGGCACCACTGGGATACCTATCCAAGTTCTGATCATCACCGCAGGCGTTGACGTTCAGGATGATCGTCTGGAAGTCACCTTTATTGGTTGGGACAAAGAGGGCATTCCTTATGCTCTCGGCCACGAAGTGATTTGGGGCCGTTACGACGATCATACAACATGGTCGGAATTGGATGTCGCGCTTGGTACGCAGTGGGATCATCCGCTTGGCGGCAAGATCAAGGTTGAAGCAACCTGCATCGACAGCTCGGACGGCGAGACGATGGAAACCGTCTATCGTTACGCATTCCCACGGTTCCGCAGGCGCGTGTTCGCAATCAAGGGTGTCGGCGGTAACAGGCCATGGATTGAGAAATCCAAGTCGACCGTAAAGGGCGGTAAGCTTTTCATTGTCGGTGTTGACGGTATCAAAAGCCATATCTTCGGTCGCTTGGCACGTACCAGCTCCATGCGTTTTTCGAAAGCTCTGCCGGATGTTTGGTTTGAGCAACTCGTGGGTGAGCAATTGGTTGTCAAGTATTCACGCGGACAGACGATACGGCAATTCGTTCCGGTGCCTGGGCGGCGACACGAAGCGCTTGACTGCACAGTCTACGCCTTTGCAGCCCGACAGATGGTCAACGCCAACTGGGCGCATCGCGAGGGCGAACTTTCCACGCCGCCTGAAACCAAACGGGTTTCAAACATACCAGAAATCGCACCTTCGGAGTGGTTATAGCCATGGCGACGTTAGATGATCAAATTGCAGCGCTCGAAGATGCGATAGCAACAGGCGCAAAGAAAGTCATTTTCCATTCGGGCGGCACGCGCCGCGAGGTGGAATATCATTCCCTCAAAGATATGCGAGAGGCGCTTGCGGATCTCAGATCCCGCAGACAAGGCCGGTCTCGTATCATACTGGCGGCGTTAGATTGATGAGCATCACCAATATTCTGGATAAGGCCATTGGCTATGTCTCGCCGCAGGCTGGCTTACGTCGGGTGCAGCAGCGGGCCGCAATGGAGATTGCGCAGCGCAGCTACAGTGGTGCGGAAACCGGCCGGCTAAAATCGGGTAGGCGGGCGAAGTCCACGTCCGCTGATGCTGAGATTACGCGGGCGGGTCGCGTCCTTCGGGATCGCATGCGCGATCTTGTCCGCAACAATCCCTACGCTGCAAAAGCGATATCCGAGCTTGTCAGTCATGCGATTGGTGATGGGATCATTCCCAGATCCAAGAATAAAGAACTGAATAAGCTGTTTCTTGAATGGAGCAAGCACTGTGATGCGGATGGTGATCTCGACTTTAATGGGATCGTGGCCCTTGCAGTTCGGGAAATGTTTGAAAGCGGTGACGGTATCGTGCGCCGTCGTCGCCGCAGACTTGAGGATGGATTGCCGGTTCCGCTGCAATTGCAGGTGCTGGAATCAGATCTGATAGACACCACGAAAGAGGGTGTATTGTCTGGCGGCGGCAAAACCATTCAAGGCATTGAGTTTGATGCCATCGGACGCAAACGCGCCTATTGGATGTTTGGTTCGCACCCCGGAAACAGCTTCTTTGATCCGCAGTCGACCATTGTTTCCAAGCCGGTGCCTGCGGCTGACATTGCGCATGTTTTCGAAAAGCAGCGCACGCAGGTGAGGGGTGTGCCATGGGGTACGCCTGCAATGTCAGACACGTTTGATCTGGCTGAATATGAGCAGGCCGAATTAGTTCGAAAGAGGCTGGAAGCTTGTCTCGTCGGTGTCATGACGGGTGGCGATATTGACGACAATATCGGTATGCCAATGACCGGTGAGGATGGAAAAGCACTTCAACCGGGCCTCTACAACGCTCGTGGGCAGAGGGTCGAAAAGGTTGAACCGGGCATGTTCCTCAATGCTGTCGGTGGCCGTGATATTAAGTTCTCGCAGCCTGCTGTCACTGACAGCTACGACCCTTACAAGACTTCGATGTTGCATACGGTGGCTGCGGGTTGGCGGGTTCCGTTCGCTCTTATGACCGGCAGGCTCGACAAGGTTAACTACTCGTCGAGCAAGATCGGGCTGGAAGGCTTTCGCCGGATGATTTCAATGCTGCAATGGCAGGTGATCATTCCAATGCTGTTGCAGCCTCTGTGGGACTGGTTTTGCGAGGCCGCATATCTGGCTGGCAAGATCCAGACGCCGACCGTGGAAGCCGAGTGGTCGCCGCCTCGCTTCTATTCAGCGGATCCGCTGAAGGATGTGAAAGCGAGAGTTCTGGA